CACCAGCCGCTCGTAACCGGCCGGAACCGCTGCGGGTTGATTTTCCAGAGCAACGGCACCGCGGAAGGCGAACATCTGGGCCACATGCATCAGCATGGCGCGTTTCAGCGTATCGGGCACATCGGTTCCCGCCTCACCGTAACCGGCAATGAAGTCGATCTCGATGCCGTTCATCACCCGTCCGGGGGCTGGCGGGTCGCGCAGCCACAGCCGCGCCGGGCGCGCCTCACCGTCAAGCAATCTGTCGGCGGCTGTGATGTCGGCCACGCGCCCTTGACCGTCAAAAACCAGAATCGTTTCGATGGTTTGCACCGGTCCCTTACCAATCAGAATCATGCCACTCGGCGGCCACCGGTCGAGATAGAGCCGCCAGGTCTGGCGTATCAGGCAAAGTCCTGTCGTACGTTCCAGATGCTCGCGGGCGGTACGGATCAGCGCAGCCAGCAGCGCATCCTCGTCGCCGCCGTCGAGACGCAAATGCGCCTTCACCTCGGCAAGCGTCAGCGGCTCCGCCTGCGGCGGATGAATGAGGGCATAGGTCATGGGGTCTCCGGATATGGGACAGAAAGAATTCCGGCCGAAAGCGTTTGGCGAAAATGTAGCATCCGCACGCCGTCACCCCCGACTTGGTCCGGGGTGACGGGGAAGATTGCGGTCAATTCACCCCGAACTTCACCAGCTTGATCGCCTCGAAGTTCTGCACGCCGCCGCCCACGCGCTTGGTGGTGTAGAACAGCACATAGGGTTTTGCCGAATAGGGATCGCGCAGGATGCGCACGCCGGTGCGGTCCACCACGAGGTAACCGGCGCGGAAATCACCGAAAGCGATGGCGAAGCTGTTTGCCGCGACATTCGGCATGTCTTCGGCCTCCATCACGGGAAAGCCCATCAGCGAGGCGGGCTGCCCGGCGGCAGCGGGCGGATGCCAGAGATAGGCGCCGCTGGTATCCTTGAAGCGGCGCAGCGCGCCTTGCGTCTTGCGGTTCATCACGAAGTTGCCGTTCTGGCGGTGGCCTGCCTTCAGTCCATAGACGGCATCCAGCAGCACATCCATTGGCCCCGCGGAGGCGAAGCCACCCGCAACACCGGTGGCGACATAACCGATATTGCCCCAGCTCCAGCTGTCATTGGCGACGGCCGTATAGGAGAGGAAACCCTTCGGTTTGTTGGTACCGTCGCCGGCGATGAACGCCGCTGCCTCCTGTTCTGCAAAGGCAATGTCCACTTCCGAGGCGATCCAGGCCTCGATATCCACGGCCGCATCATCCAGCAACCCCTGGGTTGCGGCAGGCATGGCGTAGAGTTCCATAGTCGGGAAGGAAAGTTCGGAGAGCTTCGGTGTTGTCGTCTCGGGGCGAGCCGCAGTTTCAGAAACCCAGCCGGTGGCAAATCCGCCTGGCGAAAACGGCTTCTTCAGCACGGCAGTGGAAACCTGCCGCACGGTCGCAAGCGACCGGATCGGTGAAATCGCCGTCATGCGGCGGCCGATCTCGCCATCCGTTTCGGTGGGCAGCAGATAACCGCCATCGGCGCCTGTCGATCCGGCAAAGGCCTTGGCCTCCAGATCGCGCAGCGCGCCCTCCTCACCCCGGCGGATATAGGCCTCGAAGGCGGCCTTGTGCTCATCCGTATCGAGGGAATGCGCCTGCTTGCGGCCGAGCGCCGGGCGCGCTTTCTTGAGCGCCAGATCGTCCATGATCTTCCGGTTGTCATCGAGCGCCTTGTCGATGCGGTCGAGCTTGTCGCGGGTCACGACGTCGGACCCCATCTTGCGTTCGATATCGGAAAGCCGCTGGTCGTTGGTGTCGCGGAAGGCCTCGAAGGCCTCCATGAACTCGTCGAAGGCCGCCGTCATCGTATCGGGCACGGCCTTCACCTGCGGCGCGACCGTCATTGCGGCCGGTTTGGTCATCTGGTCTGTCATGTCGCCATCCTTGTTTTCGGAAGTGTTTGGGAGGAAGTCAGCGTTTGAAGGCTGTGTCGAAAAGCGAACGCGCCGCGCGGCGCATGGTGCGCACCAGCTCGGTTTCGCGGTCGCGGAAGAAGCGGGCGTGTTTGACATCCGATACCCGCGCGGACGGCAGCATCGGAAAGGTCACCACAGAGATTTCCCAGAGATCGGCCTCCAGAATGCGCCTGACGCCAGAGCGTGCCGCCTTGCCGGAGCGCCCCTCCTTGCTGGCACGTACCGTGCGAAAACCGATCGAAAGCCCGTCCAGCGCGCCTGTCTTCATCAGCGAATGGACCTCGCGCGAACGGGCGACGCCGGGGGCGAGAACACCTTCCACGTAAAGCCCGCGCTCATCCTCGCGGATGGTACGCCATGCGCCGATCGGCTCGGCCGGATCGTGCTGGTAGAGCATCCGGATACCGCCCGCACCGCGTTCCTCGATGGAGCGGCGGAAAGCGCCGCGCTCGATCACGTCGCGGCCGAGATCGACCTCGCCGAAGACGCTGGCATAACCGGAAAACGTGCCGTCGCCAGCTATGCCGCGCAGTTCCAGATTGGCGAATTTGCGCGTGGCGGGGCGCGGCCCGCGATAGACGTGCATGGGAAACTCCTGCGATGTGAAAAGGGGGTGCCGCGTGGAGGCTAAGCGCGCGGACGGGCGTTGTAACGGTCGGCCACGCGCACCAGCAGGCCAAGCCCCCACCAGGCCACCATGCTGGCAGCAGCAGAGCCCGCCACCATGATTTCCCGGCCGGAAAGCGCGCCGGCAATCTCGAGTTGCTGCACGATCCACAGGCCCACGGGGCCGCCGAAGATCATGCCGCAGGAGACGCCGGTCACGAAACGGCTCGCCGCCTCGCGTTTGCTTTTCGGCAGGAGGTAGACGAGCGACACACCCGCGCCTGCGACGGCACCGGTGATGCGGGCGGCCCAGATGCCGCCTTCATTGGCGAATTCAGACATGGGTAATCATTCCGGTTTAGGATGTGAAAAATCGGACAGACGCGTCGCGTCGCCCGCAGGTCGGGTGTGCAGTTTCAAAACGCCATTTCGCGAGTCTTCAGAATCGCTTGAACGGCGAACCTCACAAAACGATTCCGCTGGTTCAGAAATTGGTCGAAGACGCAGCCCGGTGGCTCAAGCACGGAGGCTAATACCCCACCGCCTCCCGCTTTTCCTCGTCGGTCAGAAACGACGCTGCGCCGATCCTTGTCCACAGGGCGTCCCGTTCACCGGCAAGACCGGCGATCCTGTCGAGATCCGGTTCCAGCCGCAGCCCGGAGCCGAAAATCGGCGATAGCCAGCCGCAGAGCCGTGCCGCCGTGCGGTTGACGAGCGGCAGCACGGTGAGACGATAAAAAGCGCGGTTTGCCTCCTGGTAGTTGGCATAGGTATTGTCGCCGGGAATGCCGATCAGCATCGGCGGTACGCCAAGTGCAAGCGCTATGTCGCGTGCCGCACCGTTGCGTGCTTCCAAAAAATCCATATCGCGCGGCGAAAGCCCCATGGCCTTCCAGTCGAGACCGCCTTCCAGAAGAAGCGGCCTGCCTGCATTCATCGCGCCCTGATAACCTTCCTCCAGCTCGCGCTTCAGCCGCTCATATTGCTCGGTGGAGAGATTGCCACCCTCTTTCGGCTGATAGACCAGTGCACCGGAAGGGCGAGCGGAATTGTCGAGCAGACGTTTGTTCCACTGGCTTGCGGCATTGTGCAGATCGAGAGCCGCGCCCGCCGAAGCAAGTGGCGCGAACCCGGCCCGATCGTCCAGTGGATGAAAAAGCTTCAGGTGCAGCAGCCCCAGCCCGTCACGTTCAGCGGCAATGCGCCTGATGGCGCGGCCCTCGGCACGATAATCGTAACCCACGGGCCAGCCATCCGCGCCTTCGATGATGCTCACCCGGTCCGGCCGTAGAAGATGCAGCTCGCGCACTCGTTCGCCGACCACTAGCGGTTCGATATAGGCGTTGCCAGCCAACATCAGATGGCCATACAGCGTCTCGAAAAAGTCAGGCCCGCCCATATGAGCGCTGGGCTTGCCTAGAAGTGCGAGCAGCGGATGATCGCCGATCTCCTCATCGCCATCGTAAAGCAGCCAGCTCACCGATGCGGAGGCTTCTGCCACCATGCGGGCGGCGCGGTGCGCTACCGGGTTTTTCATGAAGCCCTCGCGGGCGAGTGCGGCATAGGAGCGGCCGGACCAGAATGCCTGCCCACCCTGCGCCGCAACCGCCATGAAGCCGCCCGCCGCTGTCTTGCGTTCAGGCACGGCTCTGCCATCCGCCGGGCGCCGCCACGGCAGGGAAAACGGAAATCGCAT